AACTAGAACAGATGATTATTACAATACAAGAAGAAATGATTAGTAAATTAACAGTAATGAAAACTAATGATTGTGGTAAAGAAAATTGTACTAATACTGATAGTTAGTTTATTTTGTAGTTGTAAAAGTGTTAAAGTAGTTGCGTATCAAAAACCAATGACAAATTTAGAATTGGCAAGATACATAAGGCTAATAGAACACAAAAGAATAATAAGTTTTGAAAATTATTTTTATAGATATGGTATTAGACCTAGATACGGTTACAACTATTATCAACCTTATAATTATAATAGAATTTATAAGAATACTAAAAGATACAACAATATAACACCACAAACAGGAACAACAGGTAATACTACAATACTAAATATAACACCAAATGTACAACCTGCAATTTCTAACGGTAATATAAAAACTAAACAATGAAATATTTTAAAATAAATGAATTTGATAGCCCTGATTTAATTGGATCAGGTGAAAGAATGAATAAAGAGTTTTTAAGAATGTTAGATGATGCACGAGATATAGCAAATATACCTTTTAAAATAAATAGTGGATACCGTACCGAAGAAAAAAATAATGCTATATATGCAGCATTAGGTAAGCCACCAGTAAAATCATCACACTTACAAGGCTACGCAGCAGATATACATTGTAACAGTTCACAAGAACGTTTAACAATTTTAAGTGCTTTAATTAAAGCTGGTTTTAAACGTATTGGTATAGCTAAAACTTTTATACATTGTGATAATGATCCAATGAAAGTAAACTGTATTTGGTTATACTAATGAAAAAAAAGTTTAAAGATACAACCGTAGGCCAATTATTATTTGGTGCAGCTTCTGTAATTAATCCAACTTTAGGAAATGTATTACAAGGTGTTACTTCACCAAAAGAAGCAATAGCTGAAATAACAAAATCAAAAGCATCACTTGATGATAAAATAAAACTTCAGCAATTAATATACGATCAACAAAATAAAGAAATACAGGCCATTACTTCAAGATGGCAGGCAGACGCTGCAAGTGATTCTTGGCTTAGTAAAAACGTACGCCCATTGGTTTTAGTATGGTGTATTGTAATATTTTCTTTAGCTGGTATTTTAGATAGTGTAGAAACAATACCATTTAATATTGGTGCAACTTGGAATGATACTTTTGAGAAGGTCATGATGGCCGTGATTTTAGCATATTTTGGGGGTCGCAGTAGCGAAAAAGTTACAAGTTTATATAAAAAGTAATGGCTAAGCAATTAAAAGTTATTAACTATAAAAAAGTTAAAACTAAACGTAAAGGAATACACGCAAAAGCAAAGTCTAGTAATTTAAAAGCTAGTAAAAATTACAAGAAGATTTACCGAGGTCAAGGAAGGTAACGTTAAAAACTACTACTAAAAAAAGTTTACAACTGTAAAAAAAAGCATGTAACTTTGGTGGGTAAGTGGCAATAAACTTTTAAAATATGGATTAATGAAACGTAAAAAACCTAGTAGAAGTAAACTAGTTAAAAAACTAGATGTAGTATTTAGTAAATATATTAGGTTAAAAGATAGTAAAAACGGTATTGGTACTTGTGTAACATGTGGTAAAAAAGACTATTGGAAAAACTTACAAGCTGGTCACTTTATGAGTAGAAAACATTACAGCACAAGATGGGATGAAGATAACGTAAAGATTCAATGTTCAGCTTGTAATGTGTTTAGATATGGTGAACAGTTTTTATTTAGTAAATATCTTGGTAATAACTTATCAGATAAATTACTTAATAAAAGTAGAAATATTGTTAAATTTACAAACATAGAGTTAGAAGAAATGATCTTACACTATTCTAACAAATTAAAGTATTTTCTTTAATTATTCTAGTTATTGTTTTTAGGAAAAGGGGTTAATTAATTTTAACCCTTTTTTTTATTAAAATATTTTTTGTAACTTTAATTAAAAATAATAATTATGGATAAAGAAAATATATTTAATAAACTACAAAACCTACAAAATGAAATAGGAGCAGTATCAAAAGATGCGACTAATCCATTTTATAAGTCAAAGTATTTTGACATTAATTCATTAATAAAACAATTACAGCCTTTATTAAAGAAGAATAAATTAGTATTACTACAACCATTAGAATCAGATTATGAAACTAATACAGAATATGTAGTAACTAAAATTATTTGCCCTGCAACTGGTAAAAGTTTAGAAAGTAGAAAAAAATTAAGCACACAAAGTGATCCACAAAAACTAGGGAGTGAAATTACTTATTACAGACGTTACACATTACAAAGCTTATTAGCATTACAGGCTGAAGATGATGATGGTAATAAAGCTATAAGTACACCAGCTGATGATGAAAAAGCATGGTTAAATGAAAACACCCCTCAGTATACCGAAGCTATAAACTTTATGAAACGAGGTGGTACAATAGAACAAATAAAAGCTAAGTATAAAGTAAGTAAAAAAACACAAGATGTCTTATCAAGGATGTAAAGTAAAAAGTGAAAATTATAAATTAAAATTAAAGTTTAAAGAATTAACAATTAAAATAGAAATAAATGGAAGTAAAAGGAAAATTAAAGAGCATTTTAGAAACCCAAATAATATCAGACAAATTCAAGAAACGATCAGTAATATTGGAAACAATTGAAAAATTTCCACAATTATTACAAATAAATTTTGTACAAGATAAAGTAGATTTATTAAACTCTTATCAAATTGATCAGCATGTAACAATAGGTATTAATTTAAGAGGAAACGTATGGGAAAAAGCACCAAACGACATTAGGTATTTTACAGAATTAAATGGTTGGAAAATAGATGAAACAGTTGAAGAAGTAACAAATGGTATACAAAACGAAGCACGTGTTGAATCTTTTGGTGAGCCATTTTAAATGCCTTTAAAAACATTAAAAAAAGGGCAACCATTTCCTAAAGACTTTTGGAATTATAAAGTGAACCCTATTTTAGGCTATGAATATAAACCAGTTTTAAAAAGGAAAAAATAAATGTTAGCACAAACTGATAAAATTAAAGAAAAAATACTTGACGTTAAACATGGTAGAATTAAACAAGGTTTAAAAATAGGCATTGATGATATAGATGAATTTTTAAGGTTTAAATACGGTAATTTAGTTTTAGCGATAGGTCATGCTAACGTAGGTAAAACTACTATTCTTTGTTATTTATTTGTACTATGGGCTATAAAACATAAATTAAAGTTTTTAATATGGTCAAGCGAAAACACTCCACAAAGTATAGTAAGAAAAATTATAGAATTTAAAATGGGTAAGCCTATTGAAACTGCTACCGAAAAAGAAATTGATAATGCTTTAAAATGGTGCGACAAATATTTTAAAGTAATAGAAGTTGATGATTTATATAATTACCAAGACTTGTTAAAAGAAGCAAAATCTATTAAACAGGCATGGGATTATCATGGTTTATTAGTAGACCCTTATAATAGTTTAAGTAAAGACAAAGTATTAATGAAATCTTTAGGTAACGCACACGAATACGATTATCAAGTGAGCAGTGAATTTAGATTGTTTGCAAAAAAAACTAATATTACTGTATTTATAAATGCTCATGGTGTTACTGAAGCTTTACGTAGAACACACCCAATAGGCCATGATTATCAATTACTGCCTATGCCTTTAGGTTTAGCTAATGTTGAAGGTGGTGGTAAGTGGGGTAACCGTTCTGATGATGTACTGTGCATTCACCGTTACGTTTCTCACCCTAGCGAATGGATGTACAGTCACATTAGTATATTAAAAGTAAAAGAAAATGAAACTGGTGGAAGGCCTACTAGTTACGACAGCCCTATTAAAATTAGAATGTCAAAAAATAATGTAGGTTTTGAATATATGGGGCAAGACATTTTACATACACCAGTTAAAAAGCAACCTTCATTTTGATATATATATTATTACTTATTTGTATTTTTTTTATTATTATAATGTATGGTATATATAAAAAAGCTGAAATACATTTCAGTCCTGTAATTGGTTTTATGTTAGGTACTTTAATAAGTTTTGAAGAATACGATAACAATAAAGAATATACTTTACAGTGTTGTTTGGGGTTTGTTAGTTTAACGGTTATATGGATAGAGATTTAAAATGGTTAGCAGTAGTGGCTACAAAACATACAGAATGGATAAGGATTGTTAATTCTTTAGGTGAATATGATTTTGCTGAAGATATTGTGCAAGAAGCCTACATAGCTTTACACAAATATACAGACCCTAATAAAATAGTTAAAAATGGTTTAATAAATAAAAGTTACATGTATTTTACTTTACGTTCTTTAACGTTTCAATTTTATAATAAACGTAAAAAAATAAAAAAAGTTAGTATTGATTTTGATAAATTAGATATTCCACAATTAAACACAATTGAAGACAAACAAGCTTTTGAAAAAGTATGTAACTTAATAGATCAAGAAACAGATAATTGGCATTGGTACGACAAAAAACTATTTAATTTATATAAGGATACAGATTTAAGTATAAGAAAAATAGCAAACGAAACTAGTATAAGCTGGGTAAGTATATTTAATACTTTAAAAAATTGTAAGAACAAAATAAAAGACAAGTTAAAAGAAGATTACGAAGACTATAAGAATACAGATTATGACAAAATTAGATAAAAGAACAAAAGAATATAAAGAATGGAAAAAGAACTTTGATAATTCTGATAAAGGATTAGGCGATAAAGTAGAAAAAGTTTTTAAAAAAACAGGTATAGCAAAGGCTGCTAAGTGGGCTTTAGGTGAAGATTGTGGGTGTGATGAAAGAAAAGAAA